TTTGATCCAATACCTTTTAAAACAAGACATGGAGTATTTGCATCACCAGTTGTAGTTTTAACTACATCTGTTTTTGTACCATCAAAATCAGGATTTTCATTCTGTGTAATTAAACTTGTAAAATTTGCACCTAATGTAGTTATTTGAGTAACAACTTCACTTGCATTAATTGATACGTTGCCTAATTTATCTACTGCTTTTATTAAGTATGTTCCTTGTCTTGCTGGAACGGATATTGATGTTGCTGGTCTTGATATTTTTTCAACTAAAGCAACTGAATTCAACCAATCAGCAGTTCCATCTGTTTCTTCAGAAAATCGTAAATTATAATATGCTAAATCTAAATCTGTTACAGCTTCCCAAGATAAATGCGCTTCTTGTCCAGCCACATTACAAGAGAAGTCTGTTACATCTGATGGTGGCGCTATTGCTCCCACTATTTTTCTTTGAGCAGATACATAAGTTGAAGATATACCAGCAGTACTCACAGCTTTTACTCGTACATCATAAGTTTGCTGGTCAATCACATTCAATACTCTATGATTTAATCCTGAACCTTGAGCATAGATAATAAAATCAGAATCGGCATTTAATTTATATTCAACTTGGTAAAAGTCTATAAATTTGTCTGGACTTGCTCCAACAGTTATATCCAAAGCCACAATAACTGTTCCGTCATTATATTCTATAAGTTGGTCAGATAATGTTACACTTGCTGGGGGTTGTATAACAAATGGGTTTGGTAGTGTAGTTGTGGGTATACTTGCAACCTCTTGCTGTGTTCCAAAAGTATAAAAACTGTCTTGATGTTCAGAACATTGTAAAGATACTGTGTGGTCGCTGTTTACATTCATTCCTTGCACTCTAAATGCTTTTGCTGAAAAACTTGGTGTTGCGTGAGTTATATTTACTATATCTCCTACTGCTAAATCCAGCGCAGTTGCGTCAGCAGTAAGGCTAATGTCTAAACTTGACCTAGACCTCCTTAAAATGATTTCAGCCATCTCTTGCGCCTGATATGGACTTGTAAGCATAGCAAAATCAAACCTACCTTCTAATAATAATCCCCCATCTGCTGTTTTCATAGTTGCGTGTTGGTCGGCACTTGCTAAACCAGTTTCATCTACTGGTGGAAATTGCGCTGTGTCTGATTGATAGTTTTTATCAGGGTTTGTAAAGTTTACTATTACTCTATTATATCTTGAGTTTTTATTTTTACTTTTTACCGATATACCCCCAATAATATTGTCCTCTGTAAGTGTTATTGATGCTGACCCACTTGTCTCCACTAATACATTATAAATACCTCCAGAGAAGTTTAAATAGGCTCTTGAACCCCTTACAAATTCTTTTACATTATCAATAGCTTTTTTTGATGTATCAACTACTGCGTGGCTATCCATCAAATCAATTTGACTTGCTCCACTATAAGGGGTGATATTTGCATCACACACATCTGTTGCTGTTTGCCAGTCTGCAAAGTTACTATCAAAATAACTGTTAGCTATACCCATTCCAAATCTGTCATTTCTTAAATAGTCTAATAATTGTAAAATAGGGTTATCTGAATATTCCCAAGTAGAACTATCATCTTTTCTATGGCTACCACTTCCTCCAGTTACAGTACTGTCTAAATTAGGATTGTAAACTTTTTTGCCTTGCACTACTGCTTGTACTGTTGGCAATGAACCAAACTTGTCTTGATTCCATTCAAACCTTAATGCTAAATAACACAACCCTCTTAATCTATGCGCAGAAGTCCAAGAACTTAAAGTAGATAACAATGAAGATGCAGTCTGGCTATCGCTACCAAAGTGGGGTTCGCAAGTTATTAAACTAGCGCCACTATAAAAATTTGCATCTGAACTTCCTACAGTAATCTGCGTATTGTCTGCTATATCTCCTGACCAAGTAACTTGATTGTCATTAATGAAGATAGAACTAATATCATTTATTTCTCCTTCACTTAGAATAATTGCCATATAAAGATATTGATTATCTGTTCCTGATGTTTCTAAAAATACAACATTCCCACCTACTTTTCTTGTACCATAGACAACTGGAATATGAGCATTAGCATTAAATTTATTTACTAATACCCCTCTATTAGTTTGGTCTGCAAAGTTTTCTCCAAAATCAGGTATTTCAGGCTGTGGTACTAACCACCCTACAAAGTCTCCAACTAAATCACTTACAAAATCAACTACTGGCGCAACAAAATCTACAACTGCTTGAAACGGATTACACATTAGTTCAGTCTCCAGTTACCACCTAAACTTTGAAACCCTAATTTTTTAAATACTGGGTCTATGTTTAGTCCACTTGTTACCGATAAATATATTGGCAAATCTTCTGATGCTTTTTTAATTGCATCTACTAAAGTTGCTACAAGCTTAAAGTTTCTAAAATTCTTTTTTACAAAAATAGTATGTAAATGAATACACTCACTTTTACTAAACCAATATTCTGTTTTGCCAAAGATTGCGCACCCTATTACTTGGTCTAAATCTAAATCTTTTACTAAGATAATCTTGCCCTTCTCTAACATAATTTTAATAAAAGTATTTAATTTATTATTATCAACTTCTGGATAATTTAGTTCTTGTAAATCTACTTCTTTAAATTCATTCATTAAATCACAAACAATTTTAACATCTTTCTTTTCAGCATTGTATAAATGAATACTCATACTCTACCCCATTTAATATCTTTTACAGTTAATGCTGAGAACTCCATTCCTTTATCGCCACTAAACACTCTTTGTTGTGAATTATCTGTTGTAGTTCTCCCACTAATTTTGCTAAAGTTTCCCCAATGAGATGTAACTGTCAGAGCAATGCTGGCAGTTGTTGTATTATCTTTTATGTTATACTCATCTATAGTTCCAAAAAATAATAAAAATGGGTCAGCTATTAAAGATAAACTACTATTCAAAAAACCTCTGTAAATATACACATCATCATTAATAATGTTTTCATTAAGTGCTACACTTATATAAGTCTGGTCAACTCCTGATAAACTTATTGCTAAAGTATTTTTTGTTGGTTTGTTTGTTTCACTAACATCTGTAATGCTTTTCAAATGTCCATTTGCTAAATAAGTTCTTGAACTGCCAGAAACACTTGAAGTAATATCAAAACTTGCATTTGTTAAATATACTGGTGTTCCAAACCCTATCTCTAATAATAATACTGGCTCTATAATGCCAGTTGCTAGTTCGGTTTTTACTGCACTTGTTAAACCTCTAGCCATTATAAACTCTCTATAACATCAAACTCATAAGTAAATAATAAGTTCCCATCACCATCATTTTCAGTTGTTTTAAACTCTTGAACATCACTTGTTAAGTGTACTTTGAAAGGAACAGAATCATAAGTAACGGAACTATTATCAGATAATGCAGTTCTTAATGGTGGTTCTATGGTTACTGTTGCTGAATTACTGGAACTGGTTACATCTGCCACAACCATATAGACTTTGTCGTGAGCAAATTTTAATAAATCACCAGCTTTTAATCTTCCAGCACCATCTCCAGCAAAACCATCTATTGCTATGGTTGTATCTGATGCACTATGAGAACCATTGACTAATAATGTTCCAGTTTCATTTCCTTGAGCATTTAAATAGCTTGGCATAGTAATTGTAAAATCTTCTTGTCTTGACCTCTGCTTCATTATAAAAGCCATTATAGGAGCAAAATCTGCTCTTTTCATTGGAGGATAGCTTACTGTAAAACTAAATCTCTGACCTTGTACTTGCCTTCTAAATGACTTACCACTATCTGTTTCAGAAAATAAAGTCTTTTGATTGCTTTGCAAATTAATTGCTTCAAATCTTGTATCTGGTAAAGTACCACTCATATAATTGCCATTTTACCCTTCTCATTTACAGCACTATTAATCAGGTTAACTATTGTTCCTCTGCTGTTTACTAATAACTCATTGAACCCTCTAGCATCAACTGTACTTATATTAAAATTTACTGTGACTGGTTTACCACCCATTCCTAGCTTATCATTTGGTACAATAGTTCCAGCTTGGTCAGGTACAAATAATTCAGCGCCCTTTTCACCTACTATGCTTGGTCTACCTACTGGGGGTCTACCCCCTTTTTCAAATCCTTTTATTTTATTTATTAAACCCATTCCAAAAGCTATCGCACCTCCAACAAAAGCAATATTAAATGGAAATGGTATACTAGCAAAAGTTTTCATAGCACCTTCATATAAACTAATCATAGCTTTTTTAATTGAATCCATTTTAAATAATGCCATAGACTTTTTAAATGCAAACTGAACAGCTTGACCTATAAGCATCTCTACAAAACTTCTTACTACAGTTCTTGCAAAGTCTTGAAAATTTAATTTACCAGTCATAATAAAATCAGTAAGTGTTTTTTTCAATTCTCCAAAAGTTTGTTTTCCAATATCTTTTATTTGTTGCATACCAGTCTTTTGAGCATCTACTGCTTCCATAAAACCAGTTTTAAAATTTTGATATGCTTCTGCTAATAAACCTACTTCTTCTATATCTTTTTTTATAGCACTATCTTCATCATCTCTTGCTCTCATATCTTTAGCTATAGATAATGCTC